TGGACTTGGGGAAAACCATATTGGGGCGAAAGAGTCACCAGATAGACAACCATAGACAGCCATAGACAGCCATTAGTATTCGGGTCGCCCACCTTAAGGAATCTGGTTTAAGCCTTCACGGAAGTTGATGTTCAAAATGTATCTAAAGGGATACCTAACGGGGTTTGTTCCGGCATGGAGTTGGGAACCGTCAAAGATTACAGCCCGACCTCTTTTGGGTTCAACCCTTCCAACCTCGTTGTGTTCCTTATCAAAGAAGACGGTTGGTCCGTCGCAATCGTTGGCGTAGTAGATACAGACGAGATGGGGGATCTCTTTCCCGTCATCATATTTCATGTCCGTGTGAGGGATCTGGGGTTCATACCCCAGATATGGGGGATATGGGAAGGTGAGGTTTACCTTTGCTCTAAAGAGAGTGAAGTCTCCATACTTCTTTAGTAAAGCCCCGAAAACTGGAGTGATGACCTCAAAGTGTGCAGAACGTGTTTCTTCCCCATGCATATATAGGAAGTGAGTGAACTGTTCGGGTGCGTGGAACTTCTTCTCTAGCAGCCACTGATCTTTAGTGAAGATATGTGACTTGTACATCCGGTAAGCAAACTTTGGTTCCGAGATATAGGACAAGAAGCTTCGTTGCTCCTTCTCTGTAATGAAATTATCAATTACTTCCATATAAGTTCTTTCTGCTAGAAAACCAAAGCCCCCACTTTTTAGGGCAGGGGCTTGGCGTAACTATAACGGTCTTAAGAATATTAAGCCCAATATATTATATCATGTCCTTGAATTCTTATAAAACCCTCCGCCCTTGAGTTGAATCAAAGGGGGATTGTAAACCTGAGATAATGGAGCTCCGCATTCCGGGCAGCCATCAACAGTCAAATCTTGTTTAATTGACCTGTGCTCAGAGTATTCGTGACCTTCTGAGCATTTGTACATATAAAAAGGCATCCTGATATCCTACCACATTATTTTTTCTGATTTAATTTATGCAAATAAATTGTAACCGCTAAGTTCAACAATCCTATTAACCAACCAATGTAATATCTCATTCTATCCTTATTCTATATCGTAAAAATATTTATTGTCATCGGAGGTTACCCATTTTGCAGCATCCTCCACATCCCATTTTCTTGTATTAATAAACCTATCAATCAATGTGCCAGTTTTTGTCGTGAATGAAGGATCAAACAACCTGACTCGGTTATTGGGCTGAATTGCAAAGTTGCCATCATCTCGCAAGATAACATGACCACATTTGTGTTGACCTGGGTTTGTGCTAAAGCCTGCATTGATTATATTGTCATCAGGGGAATGCCAATCTAGAGTGAATAGGTACTTACCATTCACAAATTCTCCAGACCTAGCAACATATGTCATTCTCATATTTCTCATTGCTTGAAACTCAGTAACCGCTACTTGGGGACTGAATGAGTTCCAAAGAACAAGATCGTGAATATCAACCTCAGGAACATCCGGTCTTTCGCAAAAAGCATTTATAGGCATTCTCCACCAAACACCGCCATCTTCCATTAAGAAATGAAACAGCGGGCTTCTTCCTTGAATACTTGATACCCCAAAGATCATGCAAGGAAAATACTTATCATGAGAGTCTTCTTGGTCTCTTAGGAAATTACCTCTGACATAGCATTCTATTGCTGGAATGTTTGCATTTAGTTCTGGCACTTTATTCAACTCTTTCTTTCGGTTGAGTCTCTTCTGCTTCTATCCACACCCTGGCTCCGCAATAATCGGGTGCTTCAGACTGAACAACAGTCGCTGCGACATTTAGACAGTGAGGGCAAATGATGTTTAGAGATTGATGATGTGTTGAACCTTTGTAGGTTCTATCAATAATGGCAGCAAGCCCTTTACGGATTTTTTGCTGGTGTACATGGATTATGTGTTTCATACGCTCCCAGGGCAGGGCTTGAACCTGCGACAAACGGATTAACAGTCCGTTGCTCTGCCAACTGAGCTACCTGGGAAGATTGTGTTTATGTGGATAGTTTGTAATGTCCTTGAAGGACTTAGAAACAGGAATGTATCTATGTCTATTTATCGGAGATGGATCAAAGTCTTGTTCAAATAAATTTTTGGGAACAAATTCTGATATATACCGATTTAAATAATCGCTGCCAATTTCGGTGTCCTTTTTCCTTCTTGCTTTTAACAGAAGAAGCAGAACGGCACCAAGCAACCCTAGCCCTATGTAGCATTTCTTATTCACCAGATTCACCAACCATTGGAGCCATAAAGTAATTGTTATTCCACATTACTGCGATAATGCTATAGCCAACAATGTCAAGTAGAGTATCTTGAAGAGGCTCATTTTCTGCAAACGAGTTTTTATTAAGAAGATTCTCTAGCCGAGCAATTTTGTCGTGAATACGAATAACAATCCCATTAATTCCAAATTTTTCAATATTCTTAGATCCGTAATCTCTTTGTTTTTTAACAAGAGTGGTTTTGATTTGGTTCTTGTAAGAATATAAATGCATATCCGAATCTGAACCAAAGCCAAATATTGTCTTGTCAAAATAAATAATAGAACAAGCAGCCAGCATTTCCCAAAGGTTGTTTGGTGTTTTCTTAATGGTGTCATTAAGTCCACTATCCACGTAAGTGGAAGACTTTACGTCATACTTCCAAATTGGTTCTTCAATCATTTTTTCAATAATTGACTTCATGTTTTGAATTTGATCATCACCAAGAAATAACCCATATGGCTCCTGCATTAGGATACCTTTGCGCATCTCAAAGGATTTATTGTCTATGACCAAATCAAAAACAGAATCAACACATAGACTTGAGAAATGTTCCCAAGACGTTTGTTGACGGTTGCTAAGTTCAGAATTCAAGACTACTTGTCCTTTTCTCTTTCTGCATTTGGATCAATGATTTCAAACTGACCTCTTTTGACCTTCTTGAAATAGCCTCTGTTGGCATTATAGAAGTTGTAGAATGTCGGCATAGAAATTCCTGAAGCATCAACAAGATCTTGAGGTTTAATTGTTTTACCAATATTTGACTCCAAGAATTTTTTAATTGCATTATTCTTGTCTGACCTCTTCCCAGTGGATGTAGAAGATGCATCTGTGGTTAGTCCATACTTGTTCCAGCATTCCTGAACAAAAGGAACTGAGATGCTGTAGAATTTTGCCGTTTCACCAGCAGACATTCCATTTTTAGCACCAGTCAATGCTCCGGCTACGTCTCTGTAGATTTCACTAGGGACTGTCTTTAACATGGTTTCAATCTGTTTATCTGTAATCATAATCAACCTTTCGTTAGAGGTTCATTCTACAGGTTTTAAACTCGTCTGCTCGGTCCTTTTGCAACTTTTTTAATATTTTTTTTTGCGGGAATCTTCTTCGCAACGACAACATTCTTTAATGGAGTTGTCTTTGGGATATTAGGAAGAGGAAATAGTGGAGCAATAGCTTCAGCAATCAAGTCAATAGCCCTCTCTCCTTGATACTCAATGGAAGAGATTGCTGCACTAATGACAGATTCTTTTATTTCTGCGTTTCTATCCGACTTAAGTATCTCTTCGCATGATTCTGACATCGGTGCAAGATGGCAATGCAGTAGTTCGTGAATGATTGTACCCCTCAATGCTTCGGGAGTATCCTTTCTGAAGTCTTTATGCAGTGTGATAACCGCAGTGTGTTGCCATTCTGTGATGCTAATGTTGGCAAGTGCATCTTCAGATGCAGGCTCTGGAGACATTGAGATGTTCCAGTCAGAAAGTTTCAACATGTTCTGAAGTTTATGCATATATCGCACAACCCAGTCATCAATCTTTTCAGGAGTTTTCTTAGTTGCCATATAAAGTCCAATGGGGCGATTCTCGTACCGGACCTAATCTTCCGAAATAGAATCCGTCAAGAACCGCCCCACTAACAAGTATAGCGTATTATTCGTCTTTTTTGTCTAGGTGCCAGGTAATATGATTATCTAACTTTTCTCCAACTTTGGAGACATCTTCGTGGACTAATTTGATCATAGTAGCAACCTCATTGTGGTCTTCACGGTTCTCAACTCGCCCTTTTTGTACAAGAGCAGCCAAAATACCGCCAATTGCCACAATAATTGAGACAACTATTGCTTCCACGGACTATTTTGCCAACAAAAAGCTAGCAATGTCTTCGGCTGACATATCAAAAGAACCAAATTCTTCCTCATGAGCCTTCAAAATCGCTACAAGATCGCCTTTTTTGACGGTCTGTGGGTCCAAAGGCACTTCGGTCTCAGTAGTTTTTGTCTTGCCAGGTGTGGTTGCAGAGTAAGAACCTGCAGGAACGGTCATTTTCTTTGTTTCTGGGTCAAGAGGGACTTCTTGGATCATACCTTTAATCAAGTTTGATTGTGAATCATGCCATGAGGCAGCCTTGATGTGGTCTTGCATCATTTCTGCAGCAGACTTAGCCATTGTTTCGTGCCAATTCTTCATTGAAAGATGGTCTTCAATCATTTTGTTCATATTTTCTGAATATTTCATGTTATTTCTCCTTGTTAATTAACAGATCTCTAATTATAGAGATGAGGGTTGACATTGAATCTTCTTCTTCGTCATCCTCTTCTTCGTATTCATCATCCATTTCTGGCGTTACGACTCCTTCCGGAATTACAGCAAATCTGCATTTTCCTTCTTCTTCAACTTCTTGGGCAATAATCTTACAAACGCCTTCGCCTTCATAGAGAACGCAATTTGCACACTTGACCCCGATGCTTTTAACTTCATTTTCTTCTGGGCTATCATAGCCAGCCCAAATACCAGTTTCATCTTCGTTGAACTTGCCATATCTAGATGCGATAGTTATCAAGGCATCCGCAAGAACGGCTTCTTCTTCTGCAAGATCCTCTGCCATTTTATCCATATTTTCTTTTGTCACTCTGTAACCTCCACCTCTTTTTTTATATTCACGGACAAGCCATGCATTAGCATAGGCTGATGGATAAACATCAAACTTGGCTCTAGCTTCCGCCTTAACCCTTGCGTAAAGCTCAGGGTTTGTTGGTACATTCTTTTTCTCAAACTTCTCTTTGTCGGTTGAGACATAGATCGGGGTTTTACCATCCCGAGTTTGTGTTGATTCCGCAGTCCTTTTCCTTCGGACAGCAGATGCGATCTCTTCTGGTGTCATCCGAGCAGCTCTTGAAGCCGGTACGCATTTTGGATATTTTCCTGTACTGGCATCGGCTCTACCACAAGGTTCAAAACCACCACCTGGCTTAGGTCTTGAGATATCAACCCATTTTTCCTTAAACCATTCTTTTAGAGACTTCAAGGTGTTTTCAAGTTCTTTTTCATCAAAGCCGTTAGTGTTATCATATTCACCAGTCGCAATACCCTGCACCGTTGCTTTTCTTTTAGCTTCACCAATTGATTCGGGGTTACCTTTTTCATAGATATAGCACTTTCCGCTATCTCCCCATTTAAAACCGGGATTTCCATTTTCTGAGCAAGATTTTACAGGCATAGTACCTACCAGTTTACCATGATTTATTTGTACATACTATACAAATCTTCTTGACTCCACCTTTGAACAGGGATCATAACATCACGGAAATAATTGAAGGCATCTTCTCCAGAATAATAGATTCTCGCATAAGCTTGCTTTGCTCCTTCATCATAAACTGGACATTCACCGTTGGGGTCTAAGTACAGAGCCTTATATTGATAGGGATCACCTTCCCAGTGAACAGCGTTAACAACAACAAGTGTTTTCATGCAATATGGGCATATTTTTTGCGGGTAAGGGAAACCTGGAATAATTCTTCCAAATAACATCAGTCATCCTCCTCTGTGTTTGATTTCAAGATGTAATCAATGATTTCATCAATTGACCTTCTTGCAATCTCCAACCCATCCATCAAGCAATTTAATTCATCAATTTTCATCATATAATCGTCTGATGGTGATGAAATATAGAAAGCCGGAGCATAGTCGTCTTCAAAAGGCACAGCCTTGATGATGACAGTCAGGGTGTCAATATCTTCTAGTTCCTCATCATCCGAATAAGGCAGAATCCTCATCGTAATCAACTCCTTCTTCTGTAACAATAATAATGTCTTTATATGTTAGCAGTAATTGCCTGCTCAATAAATCCAGCAATGGCGTTTCTTTGGTTTTCTTTTTCCCAAAAAAAATAACAATTACATACTGATCAATATGGTTGTTAAAGAACATTTTGTAATTTTTATCTTTAATTATTTTAGCTTGTTTTTTTGTTGAAAACTTCAAGTATAGACGCATAAATTTTGCCGTACTTGCTGGGGAGCAGTAGACGAAAACTCTTGAAGAATCAAGCATTGAAAGAAAATCTCTTATGTAAGTATGTGGGTAGTGCGTATCGCTTAAAAGGAGAATCTCCTTTGTCTGGAGATATTCTTTATTCAGCGTTTTTTGCATAAGTATATAATGCCAGCATTAAGTTCAAATTGAAAGTAATAATTGCTGGTCCGAGAATACCAGGATCGTGATTCCAGCCAAGTTTTACCCCATATCTGAATAAGGTTGCTGTGACAACAATGTATGACAGAAATAATACAAAGCCTTTCATATCGCCATTCTATCGCAGGCAATGAAGGCTTCATGGGTAATTGGCATTTTTTCTTCAAAAATTTTCTCAATGATTTTTGCATACTCATTAATTTCATATTGCGCATTGCTATCATTTCTCAGAGAGATAAAGTTAATCAAACTTCTTGCGTTAACTGTCCAGATAAACTCTGTATACTGGTTAACTGGCAATACTCCTCTTGCTAACTCTTTGGCTAGACCTAATTCAAGAAGTTCTCTATAAATGGAGAGTGAGTGTTGATTAGCATGTTCAATCTTCAAAAGCATCTCTCTAGTCAGAGAGGAGTTTAAGATTTGTTCAAACTTATAGTTTCCAGGTTTACCAACTTGTTTCCTTAAGTTCTTTGTTTCTGGGACATAAAAGTTAATACTTTCTGGGATATGGTATCTCATACTCATTTCATTGAAAGAAGACCATCTATGCCTCATCCATTCTCTAGTAACGAAGATTGGAGCTTTAATCCTGAATTTGAAAACAGCATGCTCAAAAGGCGTTGCGTGTTTGTTTTTCATCAGATAATTGATTAAACCAATGGCTTTTTCATCAATTTCATCTTGGTAGGAGGAAAAAGAAACCCGAGCAGCATTAACAACATCAAGATCAGAAGCCATGCTCTTCAGAAGTTCAACTTCTCCGTAATCCAATAGGCCATATACGGTTGTGAAAGTCATAGATTGATGTTATCAGAAAATTTTAAAAAAATTTGTAAAATTTCAAACAAAGTTGAAAAAATACTGGTATGCTTCGCTTACTAAGCGAACAAGCATACTAAGCATACAATATGTATACATATACATAATATGTATAACTTAGTATCTCTTAGCATACTAAGTATACAGGGCGCTGTTGGGATAACATGAAAAGTGATAAAATCTATTCTATGAGAATAATTGCCATCGTTGAATCGGATGATTGTGGACCCGCAGTCATCCTTGATTCCGATTGCATATCAATCGCCAAGTGCAGTGATTTTTATATTGCTGCATCAAGATGCGTCTATACGCATAGACCAATAACTTGCGAAATTTCTGAAGAAACTGCCAAACATCTAATGGGAAAAGGTGTAAAGTGCATTGACATCAATGAAGAGTTTTTTGATAACAGCAAGGAAAAGGGATCTAAAAGTATAGATTGATTTATGAAAAAAATTAGTTGGTTTAGTTTAAGTAACGTAGATATTAGCGGAGAATTCTGGGCAAGCCAGGGTTATGCCAACGCAGCCTTGAGTACAATCAAGGCACTGCAGGCAAAACACTTTGGTGTCTTCTATAATAAATCAGAGATACCTTTCCATATTAACTTTTGTCAGCCTCATTATTATCAACTGAGTAATGACTACAAAGTTGGGTACACACCCTGGGAATCAACAAAGATCCCTCAAGGTTGGCTTTACAACATGAGCATGTGTAACGAGATCTGGGCAACATCTTCTTTTGTAAAAGATGTTTATGTTAAATACAATGTGAATGAGAACATTCATGTTATTCCTCACGGTATTTCTTCAGAATTTTTTCCATACGAAAGAGAACTGACAGATACTTTCAACTTCCTTCACATTGGAGGAGATTCAAAAAGAAAAAATGCTCAATTAGCGGTTGACGCATTTCTTGAGTTATTTGACGGGAATCTTGACTACAAGTTGATTTTAAAATACAACTCATTTTGTCATGCAGAGATCTATTTGGATAACAAACTGGTAAGTGCCATAAACCATCCACAAATTATCGGGATCCCTGATTCATTTTCTATTGATGATCTTGTTAGGCTTTATCATAAATGTCATTGCTTGATTTACCCAACAAGTGGTGAAGGATTTGGAATGATTCCTTTTGAAGCAATGGCAACAGGTTTGCCAACTATTGTTACAAACTTAACCGGATGCGCTGACTTTGCTCATTACGGGATCCCTCTGTCAGCTGAGTATGGCGATGCTGATTATAATTCACATATGTACGGAACAGACACTGGTTTATGGGCTATTCCTGACTTTGATGAACTTATTGATTCAATGAAGAACGTCACAAACGAATATGAAGAATTTAAAAAATTTGCATATCGTTCTGCAAAAACTATTCATGAAAAACACTCTTGGTCCTCTGTTGCAACTAGCATCATTGAGAGATACAACGAGTTTGAAAAAAAACAAAATTAGACCCAAGCAATAATCGGTGCAGAGTAAGACCTGCGTTGATAAACTAGAAGATACTTATTTAGGAGAAAAGCATGTCATTAATTACATCAGATTTCGTAGCAAAATACGAGGAAAAGCAACCACCGTGGGGTTTTGGAGGTCTTGGAGAAATTGTTTATCTAAGAACTTATAGCCGGAGCGTTGAAGGCTTAAACAGAACAGAGACTTGGATTGAGACTTTAACAAGAGTCATCAATGGGGCTGTAGAAATCGGTGTACCATTTTCTAAAGAGCAAGCAGAGACTTTGTTTGACCACATGTTTAATTTGCGCTGTAGCGTCTCTGGGCGGGCTTTGTGGCAACTGGGGACTCCTCTTGTGTCGCAGTTTTCAGGAACATCACTCAACAATTGTTTTTTCACAAACATTGAGTCTCCAAAAGATTTTGAATTGGTTTTTGACTACCTGATGCTCGGTGGAGGAGTTGGCTTCTCGGTAGAGCGTTCTAAGATTCATGACCTGCCAAAAGTTAAATCAGTTACTTCAATCAAGCACGAAAAAACCAAGGATGCTGACTTCATTGTTCCAGACTCAAGACAAGGCTGGAGGCAATTGCTTCATAATGTTTTGAATTCATATTTCCATACAGGTGAATCTTTTACTTACTCAACAATCTTGGTAAGAGAGTATGGTGCAGTCCTATCTACTTTTGGTGGGACAGCATCTGGTCCAGCAGCATTGGTTGATGGTATTACAGAAATTTGCAAAGTACTTGATCTTCGTGTTGGCAAGAAATTGCGGTCAATTGATGTCCTTGATGTTTGCAATATTATTGGGAAGATTGTAATTGCTGGTTCATCAAGAAGATCAGCACAAATCGCTATTGGCGATCCTGATGACGTTTTATTCTTACGAGCAAAAAACTGGTCTTCAGGGAATGTCCCTGGATGGAGAGCAAACAGCAACAACTCTATCTACGCAGATGCTTTTGATGAAATCATGAATGAATTGTGGAAAGGCTACGACGGTTCAGGAGAACCTTATGGTCTTATTAATAGAAACCTTGCAAGAACAGTTGGTCGTCTAGGAGAAAGCAAGCCAGACCCATCAATTGAGGGGTTCAATCCGTGTGCAGAGATTGCACTGGGCGATGGTGAATCATGTAATTTAGCTACAATCTTTTTGCCAAACATTGAATCATACGAGCAGTTTGTTGAAATCTCACAACTTCTGTATCTAATCCAAAAACAAATTACAAGACTTTCTTATCCATACAAAAAGACTACCGATATTGTCAAGAAGAATGCAAGATTGGGTCAATCAATCACTGGCATCTTGCAAGCAACTGAAACTCAGGTTTCTTGGTTGTCTGATGTTTATAACGAACTATCGGCTTTTGATAAGAAGTACAGTAAAGAAAAAGGCTTTCCTGAGTCTGTTCGTTTAACAACAGTTCAGCCATCAGGAACCCTCTCACTACTTCCAGGCGTTACTCCAGGCGTTCACCCAGCTTTTGCTTCTTTCTATACAAGAAGAGTTCGCTTCGGATCAAATGATCCGCTTGTTGAAGCATGCAGGAAGAGGGGCTATAAGGTTGTTTGGGATATTGGAA